TCAATGACGGTGCCGGTTTCATCTTCGTCCACAGGTGGTACAGGACGCGCAGGAGGGTCGAATGGCAGCTCTAGCTGCTCAGGTTCATCTGGGTTTAGGTACATACAATCCTCATTCTGGACCTAATGAAAGAGAGGAGTAGGATGGTATAGGTCACGCCCATCCTACTCCTGTTTGTCTTACGTGTCTAGCCGCGGAGTGCGCGATACTTGTGGTTGACGCGATTCACCATACGTCCCTGCCACTCGCCGTTCTCCACGAACACCTCAACCTGTTTGCCTACAGCATTCGCCAGGTCGAAGCGCGCACCTGCCTTCACGTCCACACCGAACGCGGCAAGGAATCCAACCGCAAAGCCAATTGCCTTGCTGTTGAAATTCCAGTCAAGAGGAACATTCGCGTATTCCTCCGAACCAGAGTCCGCATTCTTCACGATGGAACCTTCCACCGGGTAGTTAGTAGAGCCACCATCTTTCGACGGAGCCTCCCCGATGTTGTTGATGGTGACGACGTACCACGCGGGTTCAACTACCTTGCCACGCAGCAGGTCGCGGTCACTGAATTGGATGATGGGCACTGTTGTTCTCCTGTGTTGTTGGTTAGAACTTGGTTGTTGGTGTGTACGACTCTTTCACTTTCGCGATAGCCGGCTTAATCCATGTGTCATACAGCGGCTTATCACCGAACTCAATCTTGTTGGGGAGACCTAATGCGGACCTCGCAAAGTCATCTCCCGTATGCTCGGTGAGTAGCGTGTATTTACCTTCACCTCCTTCTACGAATCCCTTGTCAATATTAAAGTGATACACCTCTCCACAATAGGCAGGTATCTTGGGGGCAACTTTCTTCCCAGCCGTAACAATTGTACGAGAGATGTGAGTTGTGTTGTTGGTGGTATTGCGGTATTCCGCTTGAACCACATGCGCAATGAGAATGATATTAACTTTGTGGAAAGCGTTAATGTCCTTCGTAAGCGCAATGAGTTCCTGTAGAGCCGCCGACTCAGCATTGTAATCCTCAATCTCATTGACTGCAATTCCTGCAATCAACTTGCCGGCAGTAGCACCCGACTTACGCTGCATACCATACTTCATCTGCAACGTCTGTCTGAGTGTCATGTCTGCCATGCTGGTCAGACTGTCAAATACGAGAGTGCGATAAGGACAGTCAGCCTGAAACTTCTCCAACATTTGTTTCGGCTTATTCCAGTTATCGAAGTCCTCGTATGTCACGGACTTAGGGTCCACACCCCACTTCTTCATGGGCAGATAGATGCCGTTCATCTTCCTGTCCCAACTGAACCAGAATTGTGGTCCAGGGAATGATAGAGCCTGAGTTGATTTACGAGTCCCCGGCTCACCCTTGAACATGCAGTAGAGTGAATCGAAGTTCACACTATCCATTGTCGGCATAGTTACTCCAGTGAGATAATGACTTCGTAGCCTTCTTGCCGAACAGCATGAATCTCACACCGTTCGTATGATGTTTCTTCCTGAATCAGCACCTCATACACCACACGCACAGGCGCATTCAGTGGAAGGTCAGCTAAGTCCGCTAACAACTCTGCTACAGTTTTCATTATTCCACATCCTTATTAGTTGGGTCCCACACAGGGCCAATCATGAAGTCAGTCCTCAACACTTCCTCCCTCATACCTCTGTCAGCTTCGCACACATTCTTGAACTGACACTGACCATACACGTTGTCACAGTGCGTGTAGTTAGGAGGCCAGTATCCAGACTCCGAGAACTGGATGTACTTGTATGCGTAGTACGGAAGGATTTCAGACTGCCATTCCAACAGTCTGTCCGCGCTGTATGACACTACCTCTCGGCTCAGACGCTCATCAATCTTCAGGGTACTCTGCAACCCAATCTTATTGATGATGACGTTCCGACTCTTGAGCAGCAGACATTGACCCGTCGTCTGGTTGGACAATGTAGTTTTATCACGCCGCTGCTTGAATGATTTGTGGTCCATCGACACTATGCCGATTTGATTAGTGTCGATTACGAGGTCGAACTTCGCCTTCCACAATACGCGGATTTCATCGTCCTCGTACAACACTTCACCACGAACCTGCTCACATGCGAGCGGAATGAATGCATCATTCTTGTAGTGGTCGAAGTATTTCTCGCATGTGTCGAGTGCGAACCTCCAACCTACATTCCATTTCTCTGAATGTTCTGCCGTGTTCTGCATACCTGGATACTCCATCACTTCATGTCCGCATGATGGAGTGCCCTCAGTAACCTGTGAACAGTGCGCGCATCCAGAGACAAAGAGTTGACCCGCAGCTAGAGCCTGACCGATGGATGTTTTACGGTCAAACCCCTTAATCATGTGTTTGTAGTAGACCTCCAACACCTTATGAATGAGCGTCCCCACTTCGAGGGAGTTAGATTTCCCCCGAGTGGAGACGAAACGATGATTGAAACGTAAATCATGAAGTCTGCCACAACTCATCAAACTCGACAAGAGTGTAGCATCCATGATTACGTTCTTCTTCGGCTGTAGGATGATGTCCACTTATCGTCCCTTCGGCAACATGCGGACACGCGCCGACATGTGAACCTTCCTGCGGGCGTTCTTGTTCTTACCACCTGAATCAGATGGTCTGTTGCGCTCAGCACCGAACTGTATTGATGGAGCCTTCGGCGTCAGATGGTAGTCACCTGTTGCGAAATCACCATGCCGGTCGAATGAGACGATTTCACGCGCCACCGACTGCGGTGTATCGTATCTCACCGCCTGCTTACCCTTGATGATGTAGGATGTGCTCATCCCGATGATGACGCCATCTGCGTGCAACTCACGCTTCGTTGCACGCGCTAGAGCACATTCGGATGGATTGAGTTTCCGCGCATCCTTACAATCCTTGTCACCGACTGTGACGTAGACTGGTGCGTGCGCGTCTACTGCATACTCCACCTTCGGAAACATCTTGCGGAGAGAACGCGGCACACGATACTTCTTTACAGTCACTTTCTTCCTCATACTACCTCCTAGTTACGCGAGTTACGTGAGATTGGGGGTGGGCCACGGCTTCTAATGAGTGCTCAGGAAACTCCACACCGTTGTTTATCGTCCCCAGTATGTCCTACCTACGGTAGACACATACGACGCCTGAGTTGTTGCCCACCATATTCGTATTCTTTGAAGGAGCCACAACCCTGTAGACGCATTCCCTACATCTACCTCGATGGCCAGACCGAGCTAAGTTGTGGCCCCATCAAAAAATACTAGTTTTATTGTTCCGAGGAAAACTAGTAAAAAACTCGCCCACCTAGCTGGGTCTGACGGCGAACTAGGTGAACCTTAGTGCCGTGTGAACGTGGGACCGAAGTGCGAATGCACTACTTCCGCAATAGTTTTCAGCTTCTCGTTCAACGACAGAATCTCACCTTGCAGCGACAGAATCTGTGACGAATGTTCCCGTACCATCGAACTAATAGTGTTCATCTGTTCGATGATGGCTTCTCCCATCTTTAAGAGAGCCTTATCATTCTCGATGCTGTTCTGTGCCACTACTAACAACGACTGACTGATTGGATTCTGTAGTTCTAATTCCTCAATCTTTTCTACCAGTTTCATGCTTCATTCTCCTGTTTCTGAATGTGAATGATTGCCGTGATAAACATCAGACCGACTATGATGAGTAGTGATTCCATCCTTCCTCTCTACTTTATGAGCATTATCTCCGATACTGTAGTATTCGATTGCATTCCAATTCTCATTGAGAATATCGAAATACTTAGCAGCATCTTCTAAGTATTCCTTTGCTTCTGCATCTTTACCTTTATTCTTAAGGTAAACGGCAGAATCATGGCAATCTCTGAACCACTTGTCATAGTACTTTGACAGTTCTTTGTGAAACTCCACCTTTACCTCTCTGAGGGCGCACATCATCGATGGATTTCGATTGGCCCATCTAATCCCAACAGTTCGCGGGCCTTCATGCGCGCGTCCCACACATTACATCCATTCGCAGTAAGTAGATTCACCATCTTTCTGAACCCTACTGGATTTTTTGTTCTGTGCAAGTGTTTGGGCTTCTTCACATACACTTTTCTGCTATGTGTTTTCTTAGCCCATGCTGCCTTAGCTCCTACTGAACACTTAGCACGCTTATCGTCCGTTGCGCGGCGCCTAAGTATATCTGGCTCATCCCCATACCATGTTCTGGATATGTCGAACCATGAACGAGGTACCAGAGTGCCGGCTTTAATAGCCCGGCAATCTGATACGATAGACCAAAAGTTCACATCCAACACATCTTCCTGCGTTGGATACGCTGAAGGATGATAGTCCGTGAACCTCATCCCATCACCTTTACTGTAGGAAGCCTCTCAATCTGCTGGAGTAACTCCGTTACAGCATCAGGTGACAAGTGGCCGATTACGTCTGAGGTGATAGGCGTATCATAGCACAATACGCCATCCTTCAGCACGGCCAATTCATACAGGCCGAACTCGTTGCCGTATGAATACGGGCCTTGCACTATGCTGGCCCCATATCCATTTGGAAAGGTAACACGAGCCTGTCGGCCCATCAGCTTATCGACGAATTCTAGTTCATTGAACTTCATCTTCAGTCACCTCGTATTTGACGACGTAAGTCACATCCTGCGTGAAGAATGATGGTGCTCCAAGAGCAGGGTCTAGTTGGTTCACAATGAAGTCCTTCAATTCCTCTGCCGCAGCATCAGCATCCATGAAATCGACAGTAGGCTTCAGATACACGCGATACTCAATGTAGTTCTTCACAGTGACTCCTTAGCAGTCTTACTAGTTGCCCATCCAGCTTTCGCCAACTCCTCGACACACTTGACGCAGCCACACTTCCATCGTTCGTAATTGTCGATGGCGCGTGTGCCTACTGGAGCTTTGAGCGTGCATACTTTCTTGATTAGTGTTCGCATTAGTTAGGCCCCTTTCGCGACGATTTTACGGTTCTTCTTCGCGTTGTGCGCGTTCACAATCGACGCCGCCAATTCCTTCATGATGGCGTCCTCATTCCACTTCGTTGCTTCACCCTTATTGTGTAGCGCGTGGAATTGAATCCTCTTTCTCGCAACGATGGCGTCTAACTGTGGGTCGGTGGTTGTAAGCCCCTCTAAGTGCGCGTAGACTGCGCTCACTGACTGTGCTGTCGAGCCAATCCGAATGAAGCGGCCCTCACACTGTTCCTCTTTACCCGGATTCCACTGACGTTCGTGCATGACGCAATCGCAACATGTCTGAAGGTTCAGCCCCTCACCTGCTGCCAACTGTGACGCCACAAGTATTGCTCTAGGTGCAGTATTGAACTTGTGCTGCGTCTCGTTTACGTCGCCCCCTGCCACGAACTGAAATACAGGCATCTCATTCCCATATTTCTCCTTCAGTTCCGTGTAGAGGATTTCCTGAACATCCTTGTGATGCGCGAAGATACAGATTTTACGGTCTGTATCCTCAATGAATTCGCTGACGTATTCCAGCGTTGCCGGAATCTTAGCCAACGCTACAATCCGCCGCATCTTTGCCATCGCAGCGATGATTGCCATGCCGCCTAAGTCCGCAGCCTGAGCTTCATACCACTTGACGAATTCATCTACTGCCGCGTCATACGTGGATTCTTCCTGCTCCGTCATTACAACATTCAGCTTCGTCCTGTTGACGAGTGGTAGTTCTGGCAACACCTCCGTGCGCTCACGTCGAATGCAGAGGTCTTTCGTGTATTCCTTGAATGCTGGAATGTTACGAATACCCGCTTCCTTCTCATACGCGCCGACGTAATACGTGTCAACCCAACGTCGCCGAAATGCTTCAGCAGAATTGAATTTAACAGGGTCCATCATGTTGAACACGGGGAACAGTTCTGAACCACGATTGTTCCAAGGTGTGCCACTGAGTGGAATGACCTTACGGTCCCGAACTACGCGCCGCACCATCTGAGTGCGCGAACTGTCAACATTCTTAATCTGCTGACATTCGTCCAACACAACACACTTAATGCCAACCCGGTCGAACTGAGTGATGTCGAATCCGCTGTTGACTTTAGTGCCATTCTTCAGAGTGCGCGACTTAGGCACCAACATATCATAGCCGATGATGTAGTGCTTCAAGCCGGGGATGAGCCAATCCTTCGACGTGTTCACTACCTGAGGCACATGCTCATCGCCCATCCAGTAGAGAATGAATGATGACGTCTGATACTTCAGTGCCGACTTGACAATCCATAGTGTTGGACTGAGTGTCTGCTGGTTGAAGTAGATTACTCCGCCCGCTTGGATGGTCTTACCTAAGCCCATCTCATCGAAACATGCCGCACCTTTCTGCATCGACAATCCCGCTTCAAGGAATTTCATGCCCTCGACTTGAAAATCATACGGCTTGTAACGATTGCAGAGGATGCAGTGATTCTTATTCCATGTGTGCTGACATGTAGGGTCACCACCCATCTGGAACGTGTGGAATGGTGTTCCTTTGGGGATATACTTGACCATCATGTGGCCGCATTCCAACGTGATAAATTTCATATCAGGTTGGTCGTCACCCGGCATCGTCATGATGCTTTCGGATGCCATTTTGGCGACTTTGCCACATACGTTACACTTATCTTGAAGCCGTGTAACGGTGTATTTCGGTGTGCGGATTACCTGAGTGTCGAACGTCACCTCCACATCTGCACCCGAACGAATGGCATCGATGATGTGAGGGTCCAACGTCAGGTTACTGCATGGGAGAGTGTTGTCGCATCCTACTTCACGAGCCTTCGTAGCCCATGTTTCATTGTGTGCATGGCCCGGCCCTACGAGCGCGTGTGCAATCTCGTGTAGGATTGTATTCTTTACATCCTCAGTCGGATGTATGTCGATGTGGTGTGCGGACAATATGATACACTTGTCCTTGTAGGAGCACAAGCCGAGGAATTTACTGTCAGGATTTTGATTTAGGCGCACGGACCAATCTGTAAGTCCATGCTCATTCATCTTGTCCCGCAGATACTGTGACGCCTCTTGTCTAGTCATTATTGACCGAGTACTTTCTCTACGAGGATAATTCTGTCCTCATAGATTACATAGTCAGCCGCGTATACTTCTGTATGACTATCTGGCCCGTCATACTCATAACAAACTTCCAAATTATCTGGAAGTTCTGCTAGTATTTCCTTCAGTTCTTTTACAGTCATGAATCACGTCCTTTCGGAAACGTGGAAATTAGATGAGGCCCATCAACTCCGCGAAATGCTTTGCCGCGCCTTCCGCCGAAAGACCTTTCGACACAATGATGGACTGAACCTGAGCCGCAGGAACTCCATACTTTTTCGCCGCAGCATACACCGCAGCCTTGTCGAATGTGACCTTACGTGATGGTCCAGCAGGTGTAACAGTCTTAACTTTCTTCGATGGTGCTTCAGGCTTGTAATTCATGTTGTATTGCTTGAATTTCGCCTGATGGTCAACTCGTAGTTTTGCTACGACTTTTTGAGTCTGTTCAATCCACATGTAGCGTTCATTCTTCAGCTTTAGTAATGCTTCTTCAGCTTCGAAAATTACAGGATTCAATTTCTTAATGCGTTCATCAGCCAATTCCGCAACCTTGTAATTTTTCTGGTCTGCTGGAATTGCATCATCATTCATCACAGCCGCTTCAAGCTCTACAAAAGACACTGTAGCCGCGTTGAAAATGTCTGCTTTCAGTTCGATTGAATCGTCTAGTTTCCGCGCCGCGTCGATTGTCTGTTGCGCCGCCTGAGTGCGCGCCTCTTTTGCAGCACAATCGTCACATTGCATCATGTGAATGTCAAACAGTGACGGCGTAAGCATTACATCCGTCTTAGGACAGCAGTCGCAGTCGCCTTTACGAATATTGTTCAACATTTAGGCGCCTACTTTCTGCGCTACATTACGCGGATTACGTGCCGTGTCGTGTCGTGGAATGGTGTGGTATGAGCATGAGCCTACACGATTCGTGACCGTTTCGGCATTAGGCGTGACTACGTTAGCAGGATACTTCCGAACCCGCTTGATGCGCTTACATACTGTGCAGTAAAACCGTTTCATGTGGCCCGTCCTTTCGGTATCGGCTGTAGCTGCTACATGTAAGGGATTACATGTAACCCGGTCGGGGCTTGCGCCGGACCTCGATTTTATCAGGTGGCCGGGGAGAAGTCAAGGGGTCGTAAGTCGTTGATTGGTAAGGGTTTACGGGGACGACCCCTAGGCGACCTATGCCTAGGCAACCTAGGGGTCCAAATTACATGTAATTCCCTACTTCATTTGTGGCTTCATGTTGGTGTATAGCCGTGTAAGTTCGTCAACCTGTTTCTGCGGCATAATGTAGACTATTTCCTTATCAATCATGCCAGCTGCGCAGAACTGTGACATTACATCATCTAACTGATTTCCGCTTTCACAATGCATCCACATTTTCCTCAATAACATGGACCTGCTGATTCTGTGTGTTTCTCTATTCAAGAATTCTTCAATTATCAGCTTCTTAAGTTCTCTGTCCATAATTATTCTCCCATAATCCGGCGATACTGTTCAATCTGCGCCATTGTGACACTGAATGCGTCCACTCTATCCCGTGCCGCGATTTTCAAACGAATATCCAATTCGTCGTCAATCTCTTTCTTCTCATCTGGTGTCCTACAGTCAATACACATGGGTCTATCGTCCTTGAGCGCGTAGGAGTCCAACTTAAAATCCTCACTACATCCCCAACACACCGACATCCTCCCTTCGATTGTATCCTCCACGTTACGTGGTAAATAGTGTTCGCAGTAATCCAACACACAACGCCATCCAGTATTGAACTTGCTCAACTGTTGTCTCATGTATTTGTGTGTGTGTTTAGTACGCTTTCCCATGATTTACCTCCTGAGCCTACATGTAATGTACTCTGTAGAGGCCGGCCCCCTCCCTCTGTCCCCAGTGTATCATGCCTTGAGAGCCATGTCAAGTGTCCTCGGGATGCTACATTTAATTATTACATGTAAAAAAAAAAAAAATAAAAAAAAGAGAAAACAAGAAAAGCCAAAACCAATCCAACTATTTGGATGCTCTCGTGCCCTATATACCTGTAGGGAGGGAGAGAGGGGTGTGGTGTTTTCAGGACACATTACATGTAAGAATCGCGCACATAAATTACATGATGCTCTTTCTTTTGCTGGGTGATTAG